CTACAGCCAGCGTCACAAGACACCACGGCGGGCGATGACGTGCATTACCTGTGGCCCGACAACGTGACCGCGTGGCGCTGCTGGCTGGGTGTGCAGACCCAATGGCGCGTCGGCGTGGCTGGCGCCACTGGGCTTGACTACACGGCGGTTCTCGCTTTCCTGACCGAAGAGCAGCGCCAGCGCCGCCTGCGCAGGCGAGACTATGCCGACGTGTGGGCCGGCATCCGCGCTGCCGAGTCCGCAGTGCTAGTGGTCTGGGGTGAGCAACGCAAGAGCAGGGCATCGAAGGGTTGACCATGCAAGTCGCCGGTATTCGCATCGAGGTAGACGGCGCGCAGCGGGCCGAATCGGATCTGCGCCGCGTGCGTGGCAGTGTTGAAGGCGTTGGCGATGCCGCCACGTCAATCCGCAGCGCGCTCGGAGGTCTGGCGGCGGCATTCGCCGGCGCGTTTTCCGTTCAGCAGTTTTTCCAAGCCGCAGACGCTGTAACTCAACTGCGCAACTCGCTGGCCCTGTCCACCGGAAGCGCAACTGCCGCAGCACAGGCCTACGAAGAGCTGTTCGGCGTGGCGCAGCGCAGTCGCGTGAGCTTTATCGATCTGGGCAATACGTACTCCACCATTGCCCGTGCAACGCAGGGACTAGGGATTAGCCAGCGCGACCTGCTGACCGTGACAGAGGCGCTCGGCAACGCCATCGCCATCGGCGGGGGCCGTGCGGAAAGTACCCGCGCCGCGTTGATCCAGCTCACCCAGGGCCTTGCCTCGGGGGCGCTGCGCGGCGAGGAACTGAACAGCGTGCTCGAGCAGACGCCGCGCGTAGCGAAGGCCATCGCGGACGGGCTTGGCATCACCATCGGCCAACTGCGCGAATACGGCAGAGAGGGCCGCCTGAGCAGTGAGGCTGTCGTCACCGCTTTGCTGCGGCAGTCCGACGTGCTGCGCAATGAAGTCGGCTCTAGCGTTGTGACGGTGGGGCAGGGCTTCACCGTGCTCGGCAATGCGTTTACGCGCTTCGTGGGGCAGGTAGATCAAGCTACGGGTGCCAGTAGCGCAGTGGCCCGCGCTCTAATCTTCGTCGCCGGCAACATCGAGGTCTTAACCGCTGCGGCCGGAACGCTCATCGCCTCCGGTCTAGCTGTGTGGCTGGCCTCCGCTCTGCCGGCCGCAATCGCTGCGACGAAGGTTGCATTGATTGCACTGACCGGGCCAATTGGCTTGGCCGTTGCAGCGGCCACCGCGCTCGCGGTCGGTATCGCGGCCGTCTGGCGCACTCTAAGCGACGGCAGCGGCAGGCTGTCTAAGGCCGAGGCCGAGCTAAACAGTCTGCGCGAGGCGCTGGAGAGGCAGCCGAACAACCTGATGTTGCGGCAGATGGTCAAGGACCAGGAAGCGGTCGTTGATCGCCTGCGCCAAACGTCGGGCGCGGCGCGCGAAAACGATGCCGAGCTGGCTCGACTGGGCGCGCGCCAATCTGCACGGCAGGCGCAACTGCGCGAAGAGGCGGCCCTACAACAGACCGTGGCCGACGCAGAGCGACAGCGCGCTGGGCAGAATAAAGAGTTCACGGTCAACCTCGAAAAGCTCTTTGCGGCGTACAAAGCGGGCGTCATCTCGGTCGAGCAGTACCGTGAGCTGGTCGCAGACCTCATTCAGCGCGAGGGCGGCGGGAAGAAAATCACGGACGAGCGCGCAGCGTCGATGAAAAAGCTGGGCGAGGAATACGGCAAGCTCGCAGAGTCGGCGCAGGAATACCTAAACAGGGCCACGCTAGAACTTGATCTGGGCGCGCAACTGAACGATGCGCAAAAGCAGCAGTTGCGTATCGGAGAGTTTCTGGCCGCCAACGCCGGCAAACTCACCGCCGCGCGGGTGGCAGAACTACAGCAGATCATTTTGCAGATCAGCCGCATTGACCAGGAAAAGCGGTCGCGCGATGCGGTGAACGAAAGTCTGAAGTCGGCAGCCAAAGCACAAGAAGAGCTGTACACCTCGGCGCAGCGCAACGTAGAGCAGGCGGTCGGCCGGGTGCGCCAGCTCGAAGACGAGCGTCGCGCCGCAGACCTTGCTGCACGAACCAACATCAGCCTCGCCGCCGCTTTAGAAGAGGTCGCCATCGCACGGCTCAAAGAGCGGCAAGAAGTCGCGGCCATGGTCGGTGACGGCCGGCTGGTCGAGCAACTCGGGCGCGAGATCGCGGCCCGGGAAAGAATCCGCGACCTGATCCTCGACAAAGACACGCGGGACGCACAAGCCAAGGCGGCTGAAGACGCGGCCAAGGCGTGGCAGAAGGCTAGCGACGACATCGAGAAGGCGCTCACCGATGCGCTGGTGCGCGGGTTTGAGTCTGGCAAGGGCGTGCTTCGCTCGGTAGGCGACTGGATACTCAACTATTTCAAATCCACGATTGCCAGAGGCATTGCCCAGACGCTCATTAGTGCACTGTCATCGATTGGCGGACGTGCTGGCTCGGGCATCCTCGGTGGCCTCGGCAGCCTGTTTAGTGGTGGCGCGGCGGCAGCTCCTGGCGGCGGCGGCATTGGATCGCTTGGCAGCATCATCAGCCTCATCAGCGGCGGCTCGTCGTTCGGTGCCGGCTTGATGGGCGGCTTGTTTGGCGGCGGCGGCTTGGGTGGCTCGCTGTCGGCCGCGTGGTCTCTGCTGACGAGCGGCAGCATGGCCGGCGCGGGCGCAGGCCTGGGCATGGCAGTCGGCGCGATTGCCCCATACGCTGCCGCTGTCTATGGTTTGTACCGCATCATCAGCGGCGTTGGCACCGGCCGCGACCGTAGCCCAGCGCGGCAAAGCGTGGGGCTAGTAGACGCGCTTGGCCGCGATCTTGGGCTCGGAGAGTTCGCGCCGTTTGCCCGCAATGGCGGGGTCAATGCGGGCATGGTCAACACCGCAGCAGGCATTGCGTCCACGGTTGCACAGACGGCGCGGGCGCTGGGTGGCAGCATCAACGAGGCGTTGCAGTTCGGCCTGTTCACCTCGGTCTCTCCGGACGGCCGAGGCGGTCAGGTGGTCGGCGGAGTGCGCGACCGCAACGCGCAGTGGTCGTTGTGGCTAGACCGGCAGGTTGGCAACGCGCAGGTAGAGGAGACGCTGCAAAGCTACGTGCCGCGCATGATCCTCGCTGGGTTGCAGGCCAGCAACCTACCAAACGCGATTAGGGAGTACCTGAACACAGTCAACGCGACGACCGGCTCGGAAGAGCAGATCAACCAGGTGATTCAGACGGCGTTGGCCGTCAAGAGCATGACGGATGCAGTCGCTAGTGCCGGGGGCGTTTTTGCGAGGCTTGCAGACCTGAGCGTTGATGCTCGGCTTGAGCTTGCCAACCTGACCGGAGGCATCGACTCGTTCCTGCAAAAGGTTGGCGGGTTTGTGCAGGAATACTACACAGAGGGCGAGCGCGTTGGCATCACTGCGCGGCAAATACAGGCAACGCTGCGCGCCGCCGGCATCACGGCGGACTTTTCGACGCGCGAGCAGTTTCGGGCGGCTCTTGAGGGTGTCGACCTGTCGAGCGAAGAAGGGCGACGCCAACTTGCCGCGCTGCTGAACGCCGCGAGCAGCTTTGCGAGCATCAGCGATTACCTCCGGGCCAACAACCTAACGCTAGGCGGCGCCGCCGCACTAAGCCCGGCAGGTGCGCTGGCCGAGGCGATCAGCGCGCAGACCAGCGACACGCAAGCTCAAACGGATACTCTGGTTGAGAGCCTTACGCTCATCAATGAGACCTTCACCGACCGACTGACCGGCGTTGAAGAGCAGCTCGAAACGCTGCGCACCGAAAGCACGGCAGGCAACGTAAGCAGTATTAGCCAACTCCAACGTATTGCCGAGGGGATCGAGGAAATCCTCGTTCGCGGCATCCCGCAGGCGGCCTGACCATGCGAGTTATCCAACCCGCCGCCATCACTGACCCGATGGTGACGTTCACCAGCGCCCCGGCTGAACCGGCGGGCGACGATCCTCCTGCTTGGGCCGTGGGGACGACCTACGCGCTAGGTGCGCTCGTCCACCGTACTACAACTCATCGTCGGTATCGATCACTTATAGCAAGCAACACCGGCAACACGCCGGAGACGACGGTCGGCATCGCGTGGCAAGAGGTCGGCGGGACGACTCGGTGGGCGATGTTCGATCAGCTCGCAGGCAGCCGATCAACGCGCGCCACGCCCATTGACGTGACGCTTACGCCGGGAGTGGTGGTTAACAGCATCGTCGCGCTCGGCTTGTCCGGTGGGACTCTCACCGTCACTCAGCGAGACGGCTCTACGGTGGTGTTTAGCCGCACCGTGCAATTGGTTGACGGCGTGCCGGTGCTGGACTGGTGGGGCTATTTTTTTGACCCGATCCAACAACTTGACACAGTATCGATTGTCAGCGAACTACTGCCTATCGGCACGAGCACGATTCAGGTGCAGCTCACCGCCGTCAGTGGCAACGTCAGCATAGGCTCGCTCATCGTCGGCGTTGTACGCGACCTTGGCGTGACGCTGTCCGACGCTGAGATCAGCGGCACGGACTACAGCCGCGCGGAGTTCGACACGGCGCTCGGCATCACTCTGTTAGATCGTAATGCGTTCCGCAGCCGCCTCGCGCTCAAAGTCGCGGTTCCGGCTGGCGCGGTAGACGCAACCGTGCGACTACTCAAGAGCCTCACAGGTCGGCCTGTAGTGTGGCTGGCCGATAACGACGGTCGCTACCAGTCAATGGCCGTGCTCGGGTTCCCAACGCGCTGGAGCAAGGTCTTACAATACCCGACTGTCTCATTCCTCAATATCACCATCGAGGAGATGCTGTAGATGCCTATCAGCGCATTACCGACTCCGCCCACAAGGCAAGACCCGGCGAACTTCAACGCTCGGGCCGACGCCTTCCTGGCGGCGCTTCCGACGTTCCGCTCCGAGGCCAACGCCCTAGAGGCCAACGTCGACGCCCGCGAGGCCAGCGCCATCGCGCAAGCTGCCGCCGCGCAAACGAGTGCCAACAACGCAGCAGCGCAGGCCACGGCAGCGGCTGCCAGCGCAACCGCCGCGCTCGGCAGCGCACAAGCCAGCGCGGCCAACGCAGGCGCGCCCGCGTGGGTAAGCGGCACCAGCTACAGCGTCGGGCAGGTGGTGTGGAGCCCGATTACTCAACTCGTTTACCGACGCCGCGTTGCTGGTGCCGGCACTACTGACCCAAGCGCGGATTCTGCCAATTGGGCATTGGTGGCCGGTGGGTTGCCGCAGCTAATTGCGATCACCGCTACCAGTGCGACACTTTCGGCCGGACAGCATGCGGTGCTGACCAATGTCTCACAAACGACGGTCACGCTGCCGCCGTCGCCAACCGTGTTTGACTACGCGTGGTTAACTCCGGCGAATGGCCGGGTAGACAACCGTATCGCGGGAAACGGGCAAAACATCATGGGGCTTGCTGAGGATCTCGATATCGACAACGCCAACGTGACCGTGCAACTGCGGTTTATCGGCGGCACCAGAGGT